CCTCTTAGGGATGCCATTGGTATATTTTGGGATTTAATTCCCACTGTGGCGGTTCCACAATTGCATCACGTTTCGAATTATTTCGTCACAATGTTGTTTGCTGTTGTTGGCGTCAGCCTTTTTGCATACCTTGGTAAATATGCTGTGTGCTCTTTATTCCATGTTGGATACTCAATTAGCGATGGCGCATCACCTATTGAATTAGATTTTTCGGTGCCATTTGCTATGTTTGTGTCATTTCTGCTCATTTTTTGGTTGCTTCTGCACTTGTTTAAAAGGAAGAAGCGTTCGCAAAAGTATGAGATATGGGATATTTGGAAGCGCTCATATTTGGAGAGAGAGTCTATTCTGGTTGAGACACCGTGTCGTAATGAGGCGTTAAAGTCCTTTAACACTGTGATCAATCCGGATGATTACCCGATGAGAGCTAAAACCAAGTTCAAAGTCATTGAAATGTTAGACAAGTCACATACTGACTCAGTTAGGCCAGTTGGAATTGTATTTTCCAATGCAGTGCCCTTTGTGCACTCGAGTTCCCAGTGGAACTATGAGGTTGCCTTCAAGACACGTGTTTTGTGTGAAGTTCCAGAGCCCAAATGTGGGGCTTGGGAGTATCACGCGTATCTTGTTGATGGGCTATTGCCATTGGTGCATGGTCCAACGGGCCCTGAGCCAATTCGGACTTACAATCCACTTGTCTTTTGTCAATGTGACACTTGGGAAGAGCCGTCATACCATGATTGGTTATCACGATTTCCACCGCAGAAGAGGGTGAAAATCAACGATTGGAGGAAGAGGATTCTGGAAGGGGACTGGAACTTCAAGGATTTGTACTACAAAGCCTTCACAAAAAGAGAAAAGCTTATCGGAATCATTGCTGGCGTTTTTATTGGCCAGCGCCCCCGCGTTGTGCAGGGGTGTTCTATGCTAGAAAAAGTTGCAACCGGCTTGTGGTTTTACCAGTATGGTAAAGCCATGAAGTTTGTGTGGCACATATATAACCCCATTTGGGTTGCTTCTGGTGCTATTACTGATGAATTTAACGAATGGTTTCGTTACCACGTCCAGCGTCTTGGTGGCGTTGAGAATTGTGTTTTCATTGGTACTGACTTTAGCAAGTATGATGTCACACAAGGTAAGGAATGCAAGGCACGAGAACATGAATGGTACCGACAACTTGGCTTCGTTTCACATATTGGTGAAGATTTAGGACGAGCCATTTTGAAAGCACGCCACAAACTAGTCGTGTTTGGTTGTGGGTGCAGAAGCACATATGAAGATTGTAGGCAATCTGGATCAAATGATACAACTGTTGGTAACAACAAGACAACTGGGGAAGCTATTGCTGGTTGTTACCATGCTCACCGTGTCTTCGGTGATTCTTATGCTTGCGCGGTAAGTGGTGATGATAATTACACCATTATGACTCGCAAGGCTTGGAGTCAGATTGGAGAGCGGAACATGATAGGGTATGTTAGTGCACTGGGTTTTTCTTTAAAAATCCAGTCATCAACTAATCCTACAGTAGTTGAGTTCATTTCTTG